CTCTAATGTCGCATCTTTACCGTCGATCACATCCTGCCAGTATTGCTCCCAAAGCGGATGCTGTTCGTACAGGGATGAAGCCAGCGCTTCGGTGGAATGACGCGCGATGTCTCCTTGTTCTGCCAGAATACCCAGCGGCTCTGTTATCGCCGGTAATGCCGCAAACTGTTCTTTTAGGCTTTGGGTCGCGACAGTGGTGTTGGACGTACTTGCCGTCAGCTCCAACTGTCTCGCATTTAAGGCATTTAGAATCGGCACAACATCCCGCTGTGTAACTTTTAGCCTTTGTAGCTCCGCGTTAAGTTGGTTAATTGTCATCAAATGTGTCTGAGTATTCTCAGCCACGTTGCCATGCGTCGTACCAAGTTCGCCCAGCGACGCCTGTTGATCCTGAAGTGCAGCATTTAATACCTGAAATTCGGCGGTCAACAGTTTTATGTTTTCAATATCGGTATCTTGGCCAATCTCTTTCAATTTCTTAAGGCCACCACCGGAAATATTCATGCGGTAGCGCGTCACAATGTCGGTCAGGCTACCGAAAACCTTAATCAACGCTTCTGAGCCTGTTAAGGTTTGCGCGATGCCATCTGCGGTGTTCTTTAGTTCGGTAACCATCACCCTGAACGCATCGCCAGCGGTGTATGTGGATTCACCAAGCCCATCTGTCAGTTGTTTGGCTTGGCTCATCACCTCCACTCGGAACGCTTCCGCCTTCTGAGCATCGGTTAGTTTGTCGACAGTCATTCCGAGCGCCGTCGCATAATTGCGGTTGGCTTTCTCGACGTCGATCATCAGGCCCAGGTTATCTAGGATCAGCTTGGACTGCCGTGCCATACCGACGTTGAGTGACTGCAATGCAAACGCCGCATCAACACCCAACGCGCGGCCGAGAGTCTGGGCGGTTTTGGCGAGAGTATTGAACTCGGTGACGTTTTTGACCGAACCCATCGTCAACGCAAGGTTGGCTTGCTCCATCAGCTCGTAATCGCTGACCAAGCCGCGCGTCGCGGTTCGCATATTCATCAAAGCGGCATCGAGATCCCCTACTTTTTTCTCAAATGCCCCGGCCACATTCGTGACCTTTGTGCCGCGTTCCGCAAACTTACCAATTGCCGCACCCGCTCCGACGAGGGCGGTGGTGACCATACCGATTTTGCCGGTAAAATTCTTAGCGGCCGTTGCGGCTTCAGAGAGACCCTTTTTGAATTTGCGGTCATCGAGTCCGAGCGTGACACTGAGTTGGGCAATGGTCGCCATTATCTACGGCCTCGGTGCCGCGCGACGAGTTGTGCGTCCATTTCCGCCTCTTGCCGTTGTTCGTGTTCGATCTTGTAGACCAGCGCCCACTCGGAGAACTCGCGGTAACTCATACGTTCCTCCAATTCCCCCACTGTCACACCAAGATCCCGCGCCAATTTGAACCGAAACAGACGCTCGGGGTTGGATCTTAGTTTTTTTCCAGTTCGTCAACCTCTGCGGCAGTCATTGCGGCCAATTCGATAGCCGCGTTGACCAGCTCCTCGGTCAAATGACTCGGAATATTGCCGACATCATCGTCGGCCTTAAACAAGGGCTTACCCTTCAGGTAGCACGTTGCGCGAAGAATGGCGGCTCTAAAGCCTTGTCCATTCATTGCGGCCTCTTGTAGCTCGTCCTTCCCGCGAGTGGTGAGGCCGCGTACCGTCACGACCTCACCACCTACGGAAATTTCGCGCTCAGGGACCGACGCCTTGAATAGGAAATCCCTTGCGCTACTCATTAAGACTCAGCTCGCACGAAGCCAGTGCTGGCCGCCAGGGCGAAATCGACCGAGCAAATCGCCTTGTCGCCGACCTCACCCGAAAACCGCTCGTAGTTCTCGATGTTCATGGTGGCGGTAAAGCTCGGATTGCCGGCACCGACCGCACCGCTGGTCGGCTTAATCACGACCACGAAACCATCGGCATCCGAAAGCAGGCCGGAAATCGTGTCGTCAACGGACGAGTCGGCATAATCCTGCCAGAACTGAGCCGTGATCGACCCAGTCTGAAGACCAGCCTCAAAAAAGCGCCAGTTGTCGCCATGCGCGGTCGCTTCCTGCTGTTCGACGCCCTGCGTGAACGTAAGCCCACGGAGCGAGGCCGAAAGATCCGTGCCGTCTACGGTGATCGAAATGTCCTTGTAGATCATGTCTGCTCCTCAACAATGAAGGGGATGGAAATGTTGACTTGCAACCAGTGGGTATCTCCTTCGATCGCCGTCGGGCCACTGGCCGCATAGCAGGTAACACTTCCCGAGGCAAAACGGGTAAACAAGTCGCGCACGGTATCGGCGTATGCGTTGAGAACCCCATACCCGAGACCCGGCCGTGCGAACAGTTGTACGACGAGGACCCCGACAACCGTATTGATGCCCGTCGAACCGTGCGTTTCCATTACGGACTCGCCCCACACAACCGTCGGACGCATCCACGAGTCGTCGGGGTCGAAATCAATACCGGGCCAGGCTACGTTATCGGCTGAAGTCCATCCCGCGTCGATTTCGGTGACGTTGTTCGCTATACGCGAAAACAGCACCCCTTCGGCGGTCTGCATGGCGCTAGCCATTCGTCAGCCTGCCACCAATGCGTTGGACCCAATCTCTCAGTTCAGCAATCGTCACAGTAACCATACCCGTCGGCGCTTGCTGACTGTAACCTTGCTCCAGTCGCTCGATGTACGGCAAGCCGTTAGAAATATGGAGGGTCTGCCCTTGCCCGAGCCTGAACCCATTCATGACGGATTTACCTCGCGACCGCGTGGACGCCCCCGACTTATCCACATTGTCGGACGCGGAAAAATCCGGCCTGTTGATTGAGGTGTTCCAGTTGCCCTTGGCCCGGCCAGTATCCACGGGCGTCCGGTTGGTTACTCGGCCAAGGATCTCCATGCCGATAGCGCGGCCCACCTTGTCCATCTTATCTGAAACGACTTTGTTGCCGTTCTTGGTAATGTCAGCGGCACTCATCGGCGCACCTGCAGGGTCCAAGTAGCGACGTTATCACCCGAATAGGTGGCAGACGTGGAGACGATTTGGTACGCGCTCCCGTCGAACGTGATGCGATCCTTCACCGTCGGCTCGGTAACGCCAAGCGCGGGCACAAGGACCATGAGATCGCCCTGCTTTACGAGTTCGCCCCGCTCGCTGATCTCGTAGCTATCAATGACAACTGATACCGTCGCGGTGGATGTCGTCTGCGAAAGCGATTGCGTCGCGGGGTCAAATGCGCCCGCCGACGTGTATGTGATCGTTGCCTCAGTCCCGAAGGTAGAGGCAAGCGTCTTAGCAAGAGACCGGAACGGCGCGTCGAGAACGGCCATCAGTACGACGTGCCCATCCGCACCGTATTCGATGCGGTTTCAAGAACTGGCCGAAGAAGGCGTCGCACGTTGGCCGGAAGCTGTCCCGCCTTGAACGACGGGTTCCGCGACATATCAAGCGACCCGACCTTGGCCGTGTCAAACTGCTCAAGCCCGGTGTCCAACAGCGGCACCGTGCCCGAGTCGTCATCCGTAAGATACTGAAGGGCAAGCTCACAAGTCGCCTGCCGCACGATGACGGGGATCGCATCTTCTGCGAATTCCTCGCCGTCGTCATCTGTGGCCCAAAATCGCGGCCATTTCAGGGCTTGGCCTTCGGTGACCTTGGTGCCCTGGTATTTCTCTTGATCGATACGGCGCGTGGCCTGAATGAGTGCGCGCGCCTTATCATCGGCGTCCTCGCCAGTCCAAGCTGAGGAGCCGATCCTTTCGTCGAAATATGTATCGGCGTCCGCCACCGTGATATACGAGTTGGACGTCGTGCCCTGCACTGTGGCAATGAGTGTCGGCATGGTGGCTCCGTTTGGGGGGTGAGGGCCGAAGCCCCCACCCCCGCGTTACGAAAAACCCTTAGCGGGTCTTCAGGATAGCGCCGGGCAGGAGCTTGTTGCTCGCCACCACGGTATCCCAGTTCGTCGCCGTAGCAAGCGCGCCGTCGGTCGGGTTGGCACCGCCGTTCGCGGTATCCCACTGACAGCCACGGAGCGAGACGGTGTACGCGCCCTCGCCCTGCATACGGTAAACGAGGTTCTCCAGGCCGGTGACCAGCTCGGTCACGACGGTCGGCGGCTCGCTGACCTTGATGGTCGCCGCGTTCGAGAACAGAAGGAGCGAGCTATAGGCGTCGATACCAGACGACACGCCATCAACCTGGACGAGCGAGGCGGAGTCGGTCACCAGCACCGGACGGCCGAGCGTCGCGGGCGTACCCTCCATGATGGACAGCCCGTTCGCACGATACACGGCGTCCGTGATCTGATCCTTCAGGAGGTCGTAGTACACCTTGGAGTGCATCACGATGCACGCAATGTTCTGCGCCGCATCGCCCTGCTTCGCCATCGCATCGACCAGACCCTCGGTCGTGATGGTCGCGGCAGTGTCGTCCTCCTCAAGCGCGGCCACGCTGTCCAGCTTGGCCTCAAGCGACATGAGAGCGGCCTCCAGCATCGCCTGCGGAATAGCCTTGCCGATCTGCTGACCGACAACGAACGACAGCATTTCCTGGTCCTGACCGATCTTGCGCCACGCATCGAGCGTATTGGCGACCGGGCCGACCTTGTAGTTGCGCTTCACGCCGATGAAATCATCGGACGTCGGCGCGAGATCCGTCGCGGCAGAGACCGAGGTCGTGTCCCGACGAGTCACGAGCGACGGGACGAGATCCATGAACGACTCCTGGAAGTAGTCGCCGCGATGGAAAGAGTCGATAAGCCGAATGGCACCGCCGGACGCGGTGTTAAAGCCCTCGACGAACTGCTGGATGGTCTCGACGAATCCGCCGTGAACCTGCTCCTGGTAAATCTTGAAGTCTGATGCCTTACCGATAGCCATTGTGAGTGAACCTCATGGTTTCACCCGGTCGGCAACGCCCTGTACGCATCAAGTCCGTGATCGGCGATGAATTTAGCGTGCGCGGCCGGGTTGGTTTTTGAATTGCCCAGATCCGCCTTAGTGCGGACCTGCCCGGCGCGACCCGCGCCACCACGACTGACGGCTCCACCGCCAGACGCAAGAGAGGGCTGGAAGCCCCAGTCCCAGTCCTCGCCCGCCGCCTTCATCTGCGAAACGAGAGTCGGGATGTCCGTGGGCTCACCATCGAGCCCGGTTGCAACCGCCCTGAAGTTGCCATCTTCAGCAACGACAGAGACGCGCTTCATAACGTGGGGGAGCATGGCGGTTACTCGCGCCCCCGCATCTGCCAGAGCCGCCGTAGCCGCGCCCTCGCCGATGTGATGCTCGTGTTGCTTGGCCAGCTCCGCGTATCGCTGTGCCACCGCTTCACGTTCCCGCTTTTCTGCTTCGAGAAGCTTCGAATGCCGCACCTCAAGATCGGTTTTCAGTCTGTCCCAGTCACCCGCCGCCCTGGCTTCCTTCTCATGCACCGCATCGCGGAGCTTGCGGAGTTCTTCCAGTTCGGCACGGTCGAAATCGTCCGGCACAGTCTCCAACCTTTCCCGTAGGCGCTGGTTCTTACCTCTGAGGTCTTCGTTGACACGCTTCAGAGCCGTGTCGTCGTAGCCCTCCACGCGGAGACGGAAAACGTCACCGTTCGCCTCGTAGTGTTCGTGCAGATCCTCTGGCACTTCTGCCAGATCATTGACCACCGCCTGCAAAGCCATCAAATCGCCTCCCGCGAAGTTCCGGCCCGGAACATGATGGATCGGTCATGCCGAAAATCATTGCACCCCCATCCTCGCGGTATAGGACTTCTCTTACCGACGATAAAAGAGCCGCCAGTCGCGCGCCGCTATTTCATTGGCGGCTATCTCATACGGGTGGTTGTCGTAGCCGTAAATGATGAGATAGCGTGAATACCATCCGTTGCGTGGCTGGAGATAGTGCTGGTATTCGTGGACGATTGTCGAGATCGCATCTCGCATCGTCCGACATTGTGCGAGGTTGAGCGAAATCTCCTCAGTCGAGTCCTCAAATTCACCCATCACCGACGCCGTGCGGTCGTGGTAGATCACGAGGTCCGGCAAGGTTTCGGCGTAAGTACTCAACCCATAATGCGCGGAAATATCCGCGAATGCCTGGTGCAGTTCGTGAAATCGGTCGTAAGTCAGCCGCATTGGCCGCTGGCCATGTGCCACACCAAACTGAGCGCCACGCGCGGCGGCACCTTCAGGCCTGAACGGAGCTTTACTTGGTCCGCATACACGGCCAC